TGCAGGTTCCTCTGATCTTATTCCTGTTTACGATGTAAGTGCTTCTGCTTGGGAAAAGCAGACTATTGCTAATGCAGCGTTGCAGGGACCGACTGGGCCTACTGGCCCCACGGGACCAACTGGCCCGACAGGGCCAAACGGACCTACTGGTCCAGACGGTCCTCAAGGACAAAAGGGCCAAAAGGGTGAGGTAGGCGCGACAGGTGGCACAGGGCCTACAGGCGGCACAGGGCCTACGGGTCCGACTGGTCAAAAGGGCCAGAAAGGCGAGGTTGGAAATACTGGTGGAACAGGCCCCACAGGGCCAACAGGCCCAACAGGGCAAAAGGGCCAGAAGGGTGAAGTAGGTAATACTGGCGGCACGGGTCCAACTGGCCCGACTGGCCCAACGGGTCCAGACGGCCCTACAGGTCCAACAGGCGGTACAGGGCCAACAGGACAGAAGGGGCAAAAGGGCGAAGTTGGGGCGACTGGGCCGACAGGAAACACTGGCCCCACTGGACCAACAGGATCACAAGGTCCGACAGGTGGCACAGGCCCTACAGGACAAAAAGGTCAGAAGGGCCAAACAGGGTCAACAGGTGGAACGGGACCAACGGGACCAACGGGACCAACTGGCCCTACAGGCCCCACTGGACCGACTGTTGGTTCTTTTAATGGAGTATTCCAAAACACTAGCGGAAACCCTTTTTGGGAAAACAAACAGGCAGTTACGTCAAGTTACACAATAACAAGCGCATACAACGCGATGTCAGCGGGGCCAATAACCGTCAACAGCGGCGTAACCGTTACTGTTAATAATGGACAAGCGTGGACGATAGTTTGATGTTTGATATGAAAATCTCATCTGACCTTGGTTTAAGTTGCGGTAATATTTCTATTTTTCCCAGACAACTTGCTGCGCATGTCGAAGGCATAGATTTAGTAGATGGTTTGCTTGTGATAGAAGGCGTTAAATTTTTTAACGGAAAATCTGAAAAATTTATAATCGATAGAAATAATAACAAGCACCACCTCGAAACCCTAATGAGTGCTGCTTAATGAAGGTAATGATATTATGTCAAAACTAATACTAAACGGAACTAACGGTATTACTTCGTATGAATCAGATAACACTACAGTACTAGAAACTGTGAGTTTATCGCAGCTTAATACTATAAAACCCATTGTTTTTAGATCTAGTTCATCTTTAGTAATATCAGGGAAGATGACTGCGGATGCTAGTCTTACTCCACCGGTTCTTAGGTATTCTGACGAAAATTCAACGGAACTATCAGGAGTTGCTTTTGAGTTTGTAGCCACAAATACTGAGAGTTTTACAGAGCCAGATAGTACCCATACACTGCCTACTGGTATTCAATCTGGTGATTTGATTGTAATGCTTGAACATGCAATTATGTCAAGTCCTCAAGGATATGGGATTTCAATTCAAACTCCATCAGGCTGGACATCAGGCATGGGCGGTAATTTTACCTCTTGGTATTACAAGCCAAGCAATTATGAATTAGCATATGCTTTTGTGAATTATAAAATTGCTGGCGCATCTGATAGTGGAACAAGTGTTTCTGGCTTTCAAAATGCTAGTCAAGCTAATGGAACAGTGTATGGGCTGCGAACTTGCTTTGTTTGCAGGCCCACTTTTACTAATTCTGGTAATGTTTCGATTAGTAAGGTCTTTGCACAGGCAGCTGGTGGTGGTAGCTCTTTCTCACCATATACATCAAGCGTGACAATAAATCCTTCATCTAACGTTGGCACTTTGGGGATTGCTCATTATGGAAGCTCTGGTGCTAGTAATACAGCTACTTTGAGTGGAGATGTTACTTCTTTTGAAACATCAAATACAACGGGTTATGGAACTCATAATCTCAGAACTTGTATAAGGGGTGCTTTCAATATTCCAGCACTAAGCTCTAATGTTACTCTGACTGGAACCGCCAACACCACAGCGTGTGATGGGACAGGTATATGGATGTTTACACTAAGTTAAGGAAAAATTTATGACTATAAATGCCGCTAGTATTGAGGGCAGAAAAACACGAAATGCATTGCTTAGTGAAACAGATTGGTGGGCTGTATCAGATCGTACCATGACAGATGAACAAAAAGCTTATCGTCAGGCTTTGCGTGATATAACCACCCATGCGAATTGGCCCGTTTTAAATGATAGCGATTGGCCTGCAAAACCAAGTTAATTTATTCATTGGGGGGTGATAGATGAGACAAAACTGGCAAATGTGGTCTGGCGGTTTATCCGATACAGACTTATCAACAATATTTACAGAGGCTTCAAATCTTAATACGCAATCAGCAACGACTTTTAACAATGCAGACACAAGCGTAAGGTCAAGCGATGTTGCTTGGTTAAGCGGCAATAAGGCCGTTCAAGATATTCTTTGGAAGTATGTTAAAACGGCAAACGATAACGCCTTTCGCTGCCAATTAGAAAATATATGCGACATTCAATTTACAGAGTATCATGCTAACAAGGGTGGTCATTACGATTGGCATATAGATGTAAACTGGAATGGTAACGAGGCGCGAGATAGAAAGTTAAGCGTTACAGTTCAGCTTTCAGACACAAGCGAATATGAGGGCGGCGGCTTTGAGTTCATAGAATGCCAAACGCCAGATGCTTCATCCCGCCTCAAGGGAACGGTTTTAGTTTTCCCAAGCTACTTGCAGCATAGAGTTCTGCCTATTACTAGCGGCACAAGGAAAAGTCTTGTTGCGTGGTTTGAAGGCCCAAGGTGGCAATAATATATCAGATTTCTCTGCATGGATCTGCGTATGATGCACGAGGAAAAGATTGGAACACGGTAGAGAAGGAGACGGGCTGTGTTAGAGATACACAGTGGCGTGATCCAATACTTGACAGGCCCCTGTTAGTTACAGAGTTTGGTTGCGCTGTTAGCCATCTCAAGGTGTGGGAAAAGATAGCCGCCTCTAATCGTAATGGAATAATCCTTGAAGAGGATGCAGTCTATGAAGATATTGATCCTAGCGCGGTTGATACTTTATTAAAAGAGCATGACAGCGTTTGGTTGGGATACCGTCTTAATACTCTTGGCTATTGGTATAATTGTCATGCTTACGCTATTAGACCAGAAACCGCCAAGAGATTGATAGAAGGCTACAAGGATGCTATTATTCCTGTAGATGAGTGGGTGCCTGCTAAGCTAAAAGTTCAATCGAACTTTTTCTACACACCAGAAGTTGTGACGCAGATACCTAGGGAAATTAGGCCAAGCACGATTGAGGGGGAATCAATGCAGGTACATGTATTAACCGTTGGAACAGATCAAAGTAAAATGTGGGCTTTGGAGCAATCTGCAAAAGCGCACGGGATAACGTACTTAAATCTAGGTCGCCAAGTAACTTGGATGGGCGGCACAATGGAAGCCCAAGGCGGGGGCCAGAAGATTAATCTTGTACGCAACCACCTTGAATCTCTGCATGATGGGGATGTGGTTCTATTTGTGGATGGGTATGATGTTATCATAAACGATACACTGCCTACTATCCTAGAGAGATATGAGGACATGGGTGCGGATATTATATTCGCAGCGGAACGGCAGTGCTGGCCTGATGCGACAATGGCCTCACAATTTCCCTTGTCAACACTCTACAGGTATTTGAACAGTGGTGTTTACATGGGCAAGGTGGGTGTGCTTAAGGAGTTTCTTAATGAAGCAGTGCCCAATGATTCTGATGATCAACTATGGATGCAGAAAAGATTCCTGTCATCTGATTGGCAATCTACTGATTCTGTCAATTTGGACTATGAAGGCTACATCTTTCAATGCGATGATCATATTGACATTATTAGCGGTCAACTAGCAAACGGCATGTGCTGTCCATGTATCTATCATGGGAATGGTGGATATGACGCAAAGGTAAGATTTAAAAACCTTGCAGATAAATTTGGCTATGTAGAAGAAGCAGAGGTGTTATCTCCCACATACCATAAGGGTCTTGAGTACGAAGAGATTGCGCCAGAAATACTGGTGACCGACTTTATGTCAGCAGATCAGTGCAAACGATATATTGAAGCATCAGAGAGCCTTGGTCGGTGGGGTGAGCTTGATGGCGATAAGTTTCCAGCGCAAGAAATACGGCTAAAAGAATTAGGCTTGTGGGACGAGATATCAGAACAATGGGCAGATAAGCTTAGTAAGATATGCGAGAAGCATTGGCACCCAGAGGCGTACCTTGGATTGCGAGATGCGTTTACTATGCGTTATTCTATGGACACACAGACAGAACTAGGTCTGCATACAGACGCATCTTTGTTTACGGGCAGTGTGAAGCTAAATGATGATTACGCTGGCGCGGAGCTCGTTTTTTCTAGACAACAGTTTACAAACGAGAATGTAAAAGTTGGGCAGTGCATTTTGTTTCCATCTATGGTAACACATGGACATAAGGTTCTGCCTTTGCGTGGGGGAAAGAAGTATAGCTTGACCATGTGGACCTGTCGATATGAGGGTGACTCAAACTAAAAACAGTGTTAGTCTTCTGCTATGTTAGGACAAGCCCCTATAGCAGGTGCCCCGTTAGCGGGTTCTGGAAGTGTAGCTACTGTTGAAAGCTTTGCTCATGGTTCTTTCTCTGTAACAGGGCAAGTTGCAGGAACTAACATAGCTATCAGTGAGGGCTTTGGAACGGGTAGTTTTGCTACAACGGGTCAGACAGTTACCCCTAACATAGCTATGAACGAGGACTTTGGAGCGGGTAGCTTTGCAGTCACGGGTCAGGCTGCGCCTTTAAATGTTTCCGCTAGTCTTGCGACAGGTTCTTTTTCTGTATCAGGTCAAGAAAACAGTATGATTGCTGGAAAAGGATTGCAATCGGAAGCGGGTAGTTTTGCCGTAACAGGACAAGACGTAACCACAGTAATATCTGTTAGCGCGATTCTTGATCACGGCAGCTTTTCCCTTACAGGTCAGGATGCGTTTGGGCTTGTCGGAGAGATTTTTGAGGCGGGTGGTTTTAACTTAACGGGACAAACCGCTAACTTCCAAAAGGCTATGCGGTTGACCGCAGATCACGGTAGCTTTGCGGTCACAGGACAAACCTTAGACTTTGGTGTGCAGGTAAGTGCTATTCTAGGTCAAGGCTCCTTTGCTGCCAGCTTCCAAGATGTAAGCTCTAAAGTTACCAGAGTTCTTGGCTTTGGCTCCTATTCTGTTACAGGTCAAGATATAGATACTGCAATAGCATTGCGCGAGCAGCCTGATAGAGGTTCCTTTGCGGTTACAGGACAAGCGGTAGGCACAGTAATTTCGTTAAGTGAAGACTTGGCGCACGGAAGCTTTGTAACAACGGGTCAAAACTTAAACTTCCAGAAATCTATGAACGCAGAAGCGGGAAGCTTTGCACTGACAGGTTTCACGGCAAACAGAAAAATAAACGAAGTACTAGATCATGGTTCGTTTGCTGTCACTGGGCAAGCAATAAACTTTAAAAAGACTGCAAACCTTGAGGTAGGTAGCTTTGCAGTTACAGGGCAAGATCTTACTACAAGGTTTGAGGGCAGCGTTGCATTAGATCATGGTTCTATTGCCCTTACAGGTCAAGCGGCAGGTATTTCTGCTCAAAGAATCCTTGTAGCTGATGCGGGTTCATTCTCGCTTACAGGGCAAGATGTTGGACTTGGCATTGCGTTTAGTCTGCCTTTAGATGCGGGTTCATTCTCTCTAACGGGCTTTGACGCAAGTGCTGTATTTACAGAAAGACTGGATGTTGGACAGTTTAGTACGTCTGGTCAAGACGTTACATTTATTTTAGGAGAAGCCGTAGAGGGAGTTTCAATTACCGTATTCATTGGGGGCGCTGCTGTTTACGGTCTAATACTACCCGACCAAGATCCAAATTTTGCAACGATAACTCCCGCGCAAAATCCAGACTGGTCAACAGTAACACCGACACAAGATCCAACGTGGACCCTTGTTGCTTAAAATGGGAATAAAAAGTATATTAAGTGCAATTGAACTTTTTAGATAGGCGCTCAGATGGCTACATATACAGACGCAAATGGCGTTAAACTGATAACTACAGGTGACGAGGCTGGTACATGGGGTTCTAGTACAAACGTCAACCTGCAAATCCTTGATCGTGCAGCTAACGGCTTTGAGTCTATCGCCCTCAGTTCAACGACATACACCCTGACCCTTTCCGCACAGCCTTCTTCTGCGGAGGATGGACACTATAAGGCCATAAAGTTTACGGGGTCGCCCGGTGGCACATGTACTGTAACTTTGTCACAGAATGATAAAGCCAGAGTGTATATGATCCTTAACTCTACAAATGCTGCCTTGATTATTACTCAAGGATCTGGCGCAAACGTAACGATTGAGGTCGGTAAGGGGTCTATTGTTCTTGCGGATGGCGCGGGCTCTGGCGCGGCAGTAACAGATTTTACCGCTGCGGTGCAGAATGTGACAGATCTATCTAGTCCATTCAATGTTGGTGCTACTAGCGTCACGACATCTGGCGTAGAGTTAAACTTGCTGGACGGATCAGCGGCGGGAACCGTTGTCAATAGCAAAGCTGTAATATACGGATCATCTGGCGAGGTAAATGCCACAACGCTACAGATAGCAGGTACATCTATCACAGCCACGGCTGCGGAGCTAAATTATGTGGACGGAGTTACGTCTGCAATTCAAACCCAAATAGATGGTAAAATGCCTCTTGGGACGGTAGTTGTAACAGTAGCAAACCCCGGTTCAGGTAATAAATATTATATAGATGGGTCTGTACAACAGACGGTGGAGATAAAGCCTTCTGTCACTTACAGGTTTGATCAATCAGACGCTTCCAATAGCGGTCATCCGTTGCGGTTTTCAACCAATGATAACAACAGTCCTAATGCTCCATTTACGACAGGGGTTACAACATCGGGAACACCGGGAAGTGCTGGGGCTTACACGCAGGTAAAGCTGGAGCAAGACGCTCCTTCAGTATTGTACTACTATTGCTCCAATCACTCAGGCATGGGTGGCAAGGCTGTGGTTCGTGGCGTGGGAGACCTTACAGCAAGCCGCGCTTTGACATCTGATTCCAATGGGGATGTTGCAGTATCAGGAGTCACCACAACAGAACTTAATATTTTAGACGGGCTTACGGCAAGTACATCAGAACTTAACATCATGGATGGGGTCACTGCCACCACGGCTGAGTTAAACATCATGGATGGGGTCACTGCCACCACGGCTGAACTTAATATCATGGATGGTGTAACAGCAAGTACGGCTGAGCTAAACATTATGGATGGTGTTACAGCGACTACAGCGGAACTTAATTATGTTGATGGCGTAACCTCTGCAATTCAAACGCAGTTAAATGCAAAGTCTCCAATTGCGTCACCTACTTTTACGGGCACAGTTACTATTCCGGGGTTTACAGTTTCTGGGGGAACTCAAAACTGGACAGCTACGGCAAGCGGAACAAATCTTACTTTTGCCTATAACGGCGTTAATAAAATGAGAATTGATTCTAGCGGAAATCTTACTGTGACAGGTGACGTTACAGCATTTGGTAGCTTGTAAGGAGATATTAAATTATGGCCGTGCCAACTGGAGCAGCAAGTCTGAGCGATATACAGACGGAGTTTGGTGGTTCAAACCCGATATCTTTGTCGGAATATTATGGTCTTGTGTCAAGCCCTTCTGGCATACCTACAAGTGGAAATCCTATATCTATTGATGATTTTCGTGGTAAGGATAATGTTTATACTCTTACCTCAGATATTTTTACTAGCTCAATAACTCTTACTGCCGATGATATAAATGGAAGCGGTGCTGCTTGGGTCGGAGTATCTGGAGGTGGCGGCGGCGGTGCTGGTGTACTATTTGGCAACACAGGGTCGGGATCTGGTGCTTTTGGCGGTTCTGGTGGTATTCATGGCTTATTTCTTAGTGACGTAACGGATTTAATAGGTGCTTCCTTTGTCGCGGGCAATGGTGGCGGGGGTTCAACCACGGGAGGTACTCCGGGATCAAGCGGCATATCACGTAGGGGTAGTACTGGTGGAACCAGCACTTTCAGTTATGGTAACGTAACCGCCGCTGCGGGCAGTGGTGGCCTTGGCGGTCCTAGTGGTTCTGGTGTTAAAGATCCGGGCAATACAGGAGCAGATACGGGTATAAATATTACGTCTTCTATTGCTAGTTACTACTCTGGGAAAGTTACCGCAGGTACTACAGGAGCTTTAAGAGGTTCTGCGGGCGCGGCTGGACCAGCAGTTTATACGGGGGGCGAAAACACTCCGGGCCAATCTCTTGGTGGTGCTGGCGGTAGCGGTAATCTGACTATAATATACGAAGCCGTGCCACAGGTTTAGAGAGTAGAAAAATGGCTTATACAGACCTAAGATTTAAAGCTGGAATCAATAAAGAGATCACTCCTTATTCTGAGGAAAATGGGTGGGTTGATTGTGATAAGGTGCGTTTTAGGTTTGGATATCCAGAAAAGCTAAACGGGTGGGAGAAAAACTCAGGTAATGCTTTTCTTGGATTATGCCGTGGCCTGCATGAATGGGTTGCCCTTAACGGGGAAAGATTTCTGGGTGTAGGCACAGAACAAAAGTATTACATCAAACAAGGTACAGATTATAATGATGTCACGCCTATCAGATTAATAACATCTGCGGGCGATGTTACTTTTGCTGCCACAAACGGATCGCCAGTTATCACGGTTACAGATGTGAATCACGGTTGTGTTGTTAATGACTTTGTAACTTTTTCTGGGGCAGCTTCTTTAGGTGGCAACATAACAGCCGCTATACTGAACCAAGAGTATCAAGTCACAGAGGTTGTAAACGGTAACGAGTACAAGATATCTGCCCGTACTGTTAGCACTATTCCTAGTATTACAGTTACAGGTGGGCTGAACGCTACGGCTGTAAATGCAAATAGCAGCGACACAGGTAATGGTGGCTCCAGTGCAGTCGGAACTTACCAGATAGGTACGGGGCTTAACTCCTCAGTTGATGGTGCGGGTTGGGGCGCTGGACTTTGGGGCGGTATAAACAACAGCGCCTTTCAGACCACCATAGCAGAGGATCTGGACGCTTCTGAGACAGGGGTAGATGTAGCCACAGGGCAAGGCTCAAGCTTTGCAACTAACGATGTTGTTCTGGTAGGCAGCGAACTTATGACGGTATCCTCTGTAGCAAGTGATACGTTGACTGTTGCTCGCGGCTCTAATGGAAGTAGTGCTGCCACACATAGTAACGGTGCAAACATATTCCTTACCTTGGGCAATACCGACAGCGCAGACAACTTTAACGGTTGGGGCGAAGCTCCTGCCACAGGTACACAGACTGCGGAAACAAACTTGCGTATCTGGTCTCACGATAACTTTGGTGAAGACCTTATCTTTAATGAGCGCAATGGTCAGGTGTTCTATTGGGATAAGACAAACGGTGTAACCACAAGGGGCATAGAGCTTTCTACATTGACGGGAACGCCGACATCTGTGCCCCAGAAGGCTGCACAAATACTCTTATCAGATCGTGATAGGCATGTTATTGCTTTTGGCGCGGATGGTTTAGGCGCAAGCTCATCGACAGCAAAGGGTGATGGATCTCAAGATCCTATGCTGATCAGGTTCTCAAGCCAAGAAAATCCCATTGATTGGTTTCCCACTACTACAAACACAGCGGGTGATCTGCGGATTGATTCTGGCTCAAAGATCGTACAAGCCGTAGAAACAAGGCAGCAAATCTTAGTATTTACGGACGTTGCCATCTACGCAATGCAGTTTATCGGACCACCATTTACCTTTGGTATTAACCTTATATCTAGCAACATAAGCATTGCAGCGCCAAAAGCGGCAGTTGCCGTGGATGACGCTGTATACTGGATGGGCGCAGCGGAGTTCTATGCCTACAATGGTGCGGTGCAGCGGCTGCCTTGTACGGTTCGTGACCATGTGTTTGATGACTTTAACTCTGCACAGTCTGATAAGGTTGTTGCAGGATCAAACATATCTTTCTCTGAGGTTTGGTGGTTCTATCCATCAGCGAGTTCTGATGAAAACGATAGCTATGTGGTTTACAATTACCAAGAGGGCATTTGGTTTATTGGGACATTAGACAGAACGGCGTGGTTGGATCGTGGTATATCTGCGCTTCCTGTGGGCACAGGAACAGACAACTATTTGTTCAACCATGAAGTTGGCGCAAAAGCAGATGGTGCTGCCATGACATCGTTTATTGAGTCCGGTGATCTTGGAGTTTCTGACGGGAACCAATTCTCTTTTGTCACCAGAGTAATCCCTGATCTTAACTTCAGAGATACCAACGTAGATAATACCACAGTAGATTTTATCTTGAGTGCCAAGAACGCACCCGGTCAGGTGGCTCAAACAACCAATACTGATACTATTACAAAGACATCTAATGTGCCTGTAGATCAGTATACTAGCCAGTATCAGACCAGACTGCGAGGCCGTAGCTTTACGTTTAAAGTCCAGTCAACAGATGCAGATGTATTGTGGCGGTTGGGTATTCCTCGCGTTGATATAAGATCTGACGGGAGAAGATAATGTCTATAGCTCCAGTACCATTCTTTCCAGTACCACCGCCTCAGTATACACAACAGTATATGGCAGAGGTTGTTCGTGCGTTCTCTGTGTTTGCTACACAAATTACAAACCCAGCTATAGCAAAGCCCATACTCATTGAGATCCCTGCATCTGCACAGGCGCTAGACGAAGTTGGCACTGTATACGAAAGCAATACGGTGCTTAGGCTCAAGTCTGCTACGGCAGCAAATAATACTGTGGGTATGCCACTGCCCACATATACAGTATCAACATTACCAACCGTTGAGACTGGCACATTAATATACGTTTCTGATGGGGCAGCGGGTAGCCCTGTTGTTGCGTTTGGTGATGGATCTAATTGGCTGCGTGTTGATACACGGGCAGCGGTATCGACTTAGGAGACTGACATGGCTAAGAATATTATAGATGATTGGAAGGTGTTTCCTCGCCTGATGATGTTTGTTGTCACGGTGTTGACTTATCAGGCAGTGCATTGGTTTATGAGCTTGCCACCAGAGGCACACACAACACAGTCGGCAGGTCTGGTATCTGTCTGCATGGGCGCACTCACAGGCTGCTTTGGCATCTGGATGAGCAAAGAAGCGGGGTCTAAGTAATGGGTCTTTTTGATGATATCTCATACGGCCTTGGTATTTCTGATAGCAAGCCTTCTGGCTATGATGAGAGAACTGCCAATACTATAGAGAAAAACCAAGGCAGTGCAGCGGCTGATAGGTATAGAGATGAAAAAGGAATTGGATCTGGAAGTTTTTCGTCACCCTCAGATGAGCTTGGCGGTGCTTCGTATACACCTTTGCCAGCGCCCACAACGCTAGTAAGCTATGGACCAAAGCCTGATTTCTTCAGAGATGCAAATCTTGATCGTAGGATAGGTTATAAAGATCTTTTTTCTTTTGGAGAGCCATTAGAGCCTTTTGGCGAAGGTGATGACCGCGTAACTCAAGAGATGATTGACGCTTACAATAAGAGGACCGCGTTTGCTAAATCAAGAGCAGACCAAGACTTCATGGGCACGGGGCTAACTCAACAGCAGTATGCCGATGGTCAGCAGTATGGGTTTACTAACTTTAGCGATGGTAGAGTGGGTGTTAGTTCTGGTGATAGAGGCCCAGCGCCTACTATTACAGACCCCAATGCGCCTGACTATTCCACAGACTTTGACCCAAACAATGCGTTCTTGCGTAACCGTATGCGTATGTATCAAGAGCAAGGCGGCGGCATTCTGCCACCAGCAGCGGGCACCCAGCCTACGCAATCAACCCCAACTCCAATGCCGCTGCTTCCTGCAGGACCACCACCTATGCCGCCACAGTTAAGAGGTATTATGGGTCTATCAGACAGGTCTAACATTAGCCCTGCCATGCGTTACGCTGCGGAAAACTACTACAGGTTAGGCGGCAGGCAGATGATGAACGATGAGTTCGAGCGTGGTCGTGCAATGGTACAAGGTCAGGGCGTATGAGTATTTTTACCGCTGCACTAGGGCCGATAGCAAACCTTGCTGGATCATGGTTGCAGGGTAAGGCTGATAAGAACGCTGCCGCTGCGGAGCTAAAGCTTACTGAGGCGAAGGCGAAGGCCCAGATACTTTTGTCAAAAGAGACAAGCGTTGCCGACTGGGAGCGCATCATGGCAGAGGGTGCCAAGTCTAGCTGGAAGGACGAATGGTTCGTTATTGTCCTGTCGATACCTTTGATTTTGGCGTTCATTCCGGGCGCTGAAGGTTGGGTTGATCGTGGGTTTGAACAACTCTCAAAAGCTCCCGACTGGTATTTTTACAGCCTTGGAATTGCAATTTCAGCCAGTTTTGGTGTGCGCGGAGCGCAAGCCTTTTTTAAAAGGAAATAATATGAGCTTTAAACTTAGCAGACGCAGCCTTGATAGGCTTGAGGGAATTGATGATCGGCTACAAGCCGTGGTCAAGATGGCGATAACCATGACCAAGACAGACTTTGGTGTGGTGCAGGGCATGAGAACTCTTGAACAGCAGAAAGAACTTGTTGATAAGGGTGCCAGCCAGACCATGAAGTCTAAGCACCTTGAAGGCAAGGCTTTCGATATCATGGCCTTTATAAATGGCAGGGCATCATGGGAACTCTCTGTCTATGATGATCTTGCTGACGCTATCAAAGAGTCTGCAACACAGCTTGGAGTTCCTATTTGCTGGGGCGCTGCTTGGGGCACACCTGACATGCCGTACCCAATGGATATCCGCAAATGGGAAGGTACAATGGAAGAGGCAATGAATGCCTACATAGATTTAAGAAGGAGCCAAGGACGCAGGCCCTTCATTGATGGACCGCACTTTGAACTGATAGATTAGTTCAATTGAACTTTTACGATGTAGATGTTATCATCTACAAAACTTTGAGGTAAACAGATGGCTCTACCCTTACTCTTAGGATTTGGATTACCTGCTTTAGCTGGCTCTGGTATGCTTGCTGGAACTGCCGCCGCTGGGTTGGCTGCTTTTGGCGCACCCACACTAGCGGGTATAGGTGCAGGTCTGGGAACATTCCTTGAGACAGGTGATGTGGGTAAAGGTATTCAAACTGGATTGGTAGCTGGACTGAGTGGCAAAGCTATGGGTGCTTTAACGGGCGGCGGCAACGCGGCTTTGTCTGGGGCAATCGGAGACACTACAAGCGGGGCAACTAAAGCCGCCATTGATGCTGCCATGAAAGAGGGTGGCAAGAATGCTTTCTTAAAAGGAGTTACCAGTAAAGGATTGCAGGGTAGTTTGGCTGGCGCGACACTTCCCGGTGTGGGCACGGCTGCACTGGTTGGTAGTGTAATGAATCCACCTACTGTGGAAATGCCAGAGAAAAAAACTTACGACATTCCGCCACCTATGCCGCGCATTAGATCTTATCAACCTAAGACAGACATGAGCAGCACGGCTGAAGAAACTATGATTAGTTATGGCCCACCTATGGCAAAACCTGAAGTTGAGGCAGAGCTTCCCTTTTCTAATTATGTAAATAATTACAGGCCCCCCGCTGGTATGTATGGCAATATGTTTGCTGAAGGTGGAGAAGTGAAAAAGATGCGTGGCGGTGGGTTGATGTCTATCGGAAACTTTGGCCCACAGTATGGGCACCCAGCATTTGGGTCATTGGCTGAAGCTCTTAGACAGGGAATTAACTCAAGCTCTAATAATAAGGTTAGACCATTTGTTCAGGAAGTTGAGACAATGGCTAAGGACAGATTTGGGCAGGATATATTTCAACAGCAGCAGTTTTTGAGCGATGCTATGCAGCCCATTGGCCCAACTCAACTGCCATTAAATAACACTATCTTTGAATCGCAACCCGTAGATACTTTGTTTCCTAGGCCAATGCGGCCTGACTCCAACAATGGGATTGATATGTTGTTTAATTCAATATCCAGAGGGCCATTAGATTTTGCCTATCATAATCCGGGTTCACTTTTGCAGGGTAGTGCGATGCCAGCAACTCTACAAGGATTTGCAGAGGGTGGCATCGTCTCAGAAGAGATGAACGAGAAAGAACTTATCGAAGAGGCTGTGGCTGCTATTAAGGGCGAGTCAGATAACCCTAAAGAAATTTTAGGTATGTTTTTACTTAAATTTGGTGAGGAGCAGCTACGCAATCTTGTGGAGAGCGTTCAGTCTGGGGAGCTTGACGAGACTCGCGAGCGGTTTGCAGACGGCAATAAAGGGATGGTGAACGGTCCCGGCGATGGTTCTGGGAAAGATGATATGGTGCCAGCCACAATGGATGGTGATCAAGACGTGCTTTTGACTGCTGGAGAGTTTGTAATCAAGAAAGATTCTACAGACGCCATAGAAAAAGCATTTGGTGGGGGGTTTTTAGACGAAGTTAATGATGCCGGTAAGGATGCCCCTAAGAAATTAAAAGAGAAGGTGGCAGTTGCGTGAGAGTAAGCACAGTTCCTAAAGAGGCTGTAAAACATGTTTGGGGTGACGTTGAAGAGCTACTAAAGAAGAGCGTTGAGGATACATCTAGGGGGAAGATAAACATCTTAGATGTTTTAGATGGAATCCTTAGAGACGTATATGTTCTTTGGGTAGTTCTTGATGAAGAGGATAATATGGTAGCTGCGATAACAACAAGAATAGCAACATACCCTAGAAGGAGGGCTATGGTTCTTGATTTTGTTGGCGGCAGTAAATTACACAAGTGGAAAGACACTGTTATTGAAACGATAGGTCGGTTCGCAAAAGAAAATGACTGTCAACATCTAGAAGGTTATGGCAGAAAAGGTTGGGAAAGAGCTTTACGGGGGAACGGCTTTTATTCAGAATATATAGCATACCGTATGGAGTTATAGGATGGGCAAGGGATCACAACAGCAAACAGTACCCGCTGGCGGCACTACAAGAACGGTGAGTTTGCCAGAATATGCAGACCCGTACTTCCGTAGACTTCTGAAAGGTGCAGAAGAAGCAACGCAGCCATTCTATCCCGATGACCCTGCCTACGGGGATCTTGCGGGTGAGTCTACATATGTACCGTATGGCGGTGAGCGTATAGCTGGGTCTGAGGACTACGGTGATATTGGCACTTCTCGCGCTATGGTTCGTGGTATTGCTGAAAGCCCCATTGGTGGACTTGGAGAGGCAGCGGGGTTACAGCGCAGAGGTATCGCTGGGCTTGAGGGTTTAGCAAACTACAACACAGCAGCATTTGACCCATACACAGGCTTCCAAGCTGGTCGTGCTGACCCGTATAGTGGATTCCAAGCTGGCAGCGCAGATCCTTTTGCTGGGTTCAACGAGTCACAATTCCAAGCGCAGAGGGCTAGTGAGTTTGGATTTGATCCAGCCCGTCAGTTCACAGGCGCAGAGGTTCAGCAGTACATGGACCCATACATGCAGAATGTGGTGGATGTTCAGAAGCGAGAGGCCCGTGAAGACTTTGGCAGAAGTCAAGCTGCAAGGGACGCAGGAGCAGTAACCGCAGGGGCCTTTGGTGGATCGCGTCAGGCTGTGCAGCAAGGCATGGCAGAAGAAGGTTTGCGAGAGCAACTTGGTGATATCCAAGCGGCTGGAAGTCAGGCCGCATTCCAGCAAGCAATGAAGGCATTTGAGTCCGATAGGGCGGCACAGATGGATGTTGACGCTCGCCGCGCAGCAGAGGCTGCTAGAGTTCAAGGCATCGATATCGGAGAGGTCGCCCGTACAGAAGCGTCTAGTGCGGCAGAGGCGGCAAGAACACAGCAAGCCAGAGCGTCAGAGCTTGCAAGGACACAGGGTATTAGCCTTGATGAGGCAGCACGGGTACAATCAGCAGAGGCTGCGGAACTCGCTCGCACACAAGGCATTAGCTTGGATGAAGCAGCTAGAATACAGAACGCAGAAGCGGCTGAGAGGGCGCGTGTGCAGTCTTCCAGAGAGGCATCAAGACAGTTTGGTGCGGGTCAGGGTCTAGCTGCGTATCAGGCCGCTTTGGCGGCTGGCAGAGGGCTTGTGGATTACGGTGAGAGAGCAAGGGCAGCAGACATACAGGGTGCCCAGCTACTTGAAACCGTTGGTCGTGACATTAGGGGCGAGGATCAAGCAAGACTTGACCTTGCATATCAGGACTTCTTGCGCCAGCAAGACTATCCAATGCGTCAGTATGAAAGGTTTGCCGCTATGCTTAGTGGTGTTCCTATACAACCTGATATCAGTACGGCTACTTATCAAGCATATAACCCAATACAGCAAGCCTTGGGGACAGGTATATCTGCATTGGGCCTGTATAAAGGATTGGCAGGATGAACATCTTAGAGCAAACTGAAGCCCTCAAGGATATGCCAGACGCTGCATTGATCCAGCAGATGAAGATGCCTACAGGCCAAATAGCGCCTATATTTATTACGTCTGAGCTAAAACGGCGTAAGCGTATGCGGGACGACTACGCTCGTAGAGAAGCTGCTGATACACCGACAGTAGCAGAAGAAGTCGTCATGGCTGCGGGTATGCCGCAGGGTGGTATAGCAGACGCAGCACGAGCATTAGCACCCAAGACTGATATGGGGCAGAATACTGGCATGGGTGATATGATGCCACGAACTGCTACCCAAGCGCCACAACCTATGGCGAGCGGTGGTATCGTAGGGATGCGTCAGGGCGGTAAGCTCGTAAAAGTAGGCCGTGCTAAATTCTACGCATTCTCTGATGGAGAGGTGTTTGTTGAAAACCCTGATGGTAGCAGAGAAGCTGTTACAGATCCTAGAGTATTAGGGGTTGTCAGGGCGCAGGCAAACGTAGGGCCAGAAAGACAAGAGAGCGCCGCGCCTTTAGGTTCGGAGATACTGCAAGAGGCTGCTCCACAGCGCCCAACTCTTGATTCTACGTTAAGTTCGGATAGACCGTTTAGCCCACTATCAACTGAAGTTGATGACACTCGCCCAGCAGTTCCATTTGATTATGGTATGGGTGGCGAGAGACCCTCTACACTTACAGATGTTACTCAGCCAACAGCGTTGTCAGAGATGGAGAAGGCAAGGTTTGCCACTGAATTTACGCAACAACAAGAGCTTGCCAGAGCTATTAGAGATCAACAAGAGCAGGGGATCGCTAGTTTAAACCCGCCTAGCGCACCCGCGATAGAGGCTACGCCTGATGGTCCTTCAAAGATGGAACAGATGATGCAAGCAAGGTCGCTCGCAGAAAATCAAGGTGGCCCAATGGGAGAAGCTGCGGCGGCGTTGGCTGCGATGGAGGCTACACCTTACAACCCTATGGTTTCTGGAGATCCTAGAGCCACTATGGGTGAGGTGATGCGCGGAAACTTGCCAATGGCAGAGGGGGTTATCCCCGCTGCGGCTCCATCTAACACAGAGCGTGACTTTGATCCACTCGCTCCACTAGGGCAAGAGAGGGCAGCTAGAGCGGTACTCGCGCAGCAAGCCGGTTTAGAAGCACTTAGAAAGACCCAGCCTAATGTAGACGTTGGCACTGACCCAAGATTTGGCGACACTATGGGCCTACAAGAAATCTTGGCAGGGGATTTTGATCCGGTGTCTGATGCGTCTAGCGCGCCTGCGAAAGAATCAAACATACCAAAAGCTGTTTCTGACCTTGGACTTACGCCGATCACTAGAGACGGAGAAGAATACTTTATATCCCCTGCGGGCATGGTATTTAAGCAAGAAGGGGATGATCTAGTTCCTGTAGCAGGCGGCGAAGCGATGCAAGCTATGGATGTTGCGCAGCGGCAGGGGGAAGATTTTTCTGTATCTCCTATGGGCATGATTCCAATAGGCACCAGAGATGTAGATCCAACCACTGGTCTTATAGATCCAGACAGTCCTTTTGTCCCAGCTTCTCTTGACGCTAGTGGCGCGAAAACTCCTCAATTTCTCACAGATGCACTTGGACCCGGTAGTACCATATCAGATTTCTTGAACGTCCAAGAAGGTGCTGCGCCTGTAACAAAAGTAGACGAAACTAAGACTAGGGTTGCGCCCGCGTCTCCAGCGGAAGATGTAGTAGGGTTTGGCGCACAACCCGGCTACGACGACTACCCAATGCCTGCCCCTATTACACTGAGCGAGGAAGAGGCTGTAGGTATTGAAGCGGCGCGGCCTAAAGCTGCGCCTGTTGCGTTAAAAGCAGAGCGTGATGCTGCTAAACTATCTGCCCCTGACGGTGGCGGGATAACAACTGTTTCTACCAAAGCAATTAACGATGCCGCTAAGCAATCTAAGGGCCTTAGCACAGATGCATGGTTGGCTATTGCCCAAGGTGGTGCGGCAATGGCAGCGTCCAAGAACCCAACACTGCTTGGCGCATTCGGTGAGGGTGCGGGAGTAGCAGCGGCAGGCCTACAGAAACAACGCGCTGCCGAGAAGACCGCTGGTTTAGAGCAAGCGAAGATAGACGCCACACTGCAAGCTGCACGGATACGAGCGGCGGCTGCGGGTAGAGCAAAGACTATGGCCCCTCCTACTGGATCAGCCTTGTTGACTTATCTATCGACGCAACTGGATCAAGCTAAATTTGACAGGAAAGCAGCCGAAAATGATAGAGGTAAAGGTCGTGCAGCAGAAATAGTACGGCTAGACAGAGAAATAGCAGAGCTTCAGGCGCGTATAGCTGGGTTAAGTCCAGTTTTAGCTGCGTCTGTTGGGGGTACGGGTTCACAAGCTAAAAACATTGACGTATCAAAGGGTTAAATTATGGGAACTCTACCCCGCGTAAGCGAAATCAGCGGTCAAGCTTACAACTTTACTATAGCTGGGGATGAGCCAACCGTAGATGAACTACGGCGCATGGACGCAATTATTCGCGCAGAAGACGCGGAGTTTGCGCAATATTTTGAAGAAAAGTATGACATGAGCGCCACTCCCAGCGAAGG